ACATTGATGCGATCAAATGCACTAGGCTTAGCAAGCAATGTTTTGTCACCGAATAATACAGTACCTTGACCTGGGAATGTGACAACTGGATTTATACCTGATTTGTAAAGCAAATCTCTTTCGCTTTTACGAGGATTGTAAGATAATTTAACAACATTCTTAACATTGCCTCGATTAAAACCAGCTGGACTAAACCATGGGTCTCTTGTAGTGTCAGTTTGAACCATTAAACCAGCGGTATCACCATTAAGAGGAACATAACGGAATACATCATTATACTTGTCGTATTGATACTTATAACCACTATCCATAACAGCATACGATGATGATGGAAGAGTATTACGGAAAGCAATTGAATCCTCAGCTTCTTTACCTAGGTAGCTAGAATTATTAACTACGTCCGCAGATTCAGGAGATAAGCAAACGATACAGTCTTTTCTTACTTCACAAAGACTGTTTATAAGATATAACGCGAGAGTTGTATTAACATCTGCGCCTAGAATTAATGATACATCAACATCTTCGGCTGAAGTAAACAACTCATAACCATCAATAAGCTGAGCGTTTGTTGGAGCACTACCATCTGAACCACCAGATAGAGATGCTTTTGTTGGCTTATGTGTAGTATTCGTAAATGTTGAACTTGCTGCACCGCCAGCCGAAGTCATTGCGTCAACATGTGACGCCCACCAAATATAAAGTGAACGTTGATTAATGACTTCTTTGTAATAGATAGTAGTACCATCTGTTGCTTTTGCGTCATTGGCGCGAGAAAGCGCGGGGTATCTTTCAAGAACAGTGTTTTTAGTACCAGTCCAAGAACCATCTTCATCAACTACTGCAATATGTAACTCATCATTTGCTCCACCAGCCGCTGTTGCAAAAGCACTTGTACCAGGAGCGGCGTCAAAGAAATTGTGGTATTCCCAACGGCGTTTAACCGAATCAGATTTTACTTTTGTAGCATCGCTTGAAGTGCCGAGTTGATCTTGTGTAGGCGCACTTTCAAGGACAATAGCAGTAGTGTTTACAGATGCTACTTTAATACCGTCGCCGAGATTAATAGTCGCTGTCTGTAAAAACAAAATATCACCAGCAGAAACTGATGCGGTTAAGTTAATATTTGCTCCACTAGTTAAGTTGCTAGAAGTGTTTGCACCCTTTGTTAAAACAGTGGTTGAACCAGCTTGAAATACAAGATTGGCTTGTGCAGTTGAAGAAAATGCGTTTGATGATTGGCAAACTGAAACTTTAAGTGAATTGCCAAGTGTGCCTGGATATCTGGCAACCCAGTCACCAGAATTTGAAACGCCAGAACTGTAGTTATTTTCATAGTCGTCATCATTTAGAACAAGAATACTAGTGTTGCCAGCGCCATTGGCATTATTGGCGGTATTCCCAACACGCACGACAAATAATTTATTACCATATGATAAAAAGTTCGCTGCTGTAAACCACTCCTGAAAGTTATTGGAGTCGGGCTTAGAAAACTGTTTTGCTAAATTTTGTTCTGAGTCAACCAATATACGTTTACTCACTGGACCCCAATTAAAGCGTCCAGCAATGGCGCCTTCCGTTGTGGATACTGCAGGAATAACGGTAGTAAGGTCGATCTCACTTACATTAACGCCAGGTGATACTTGAAACGGCATGTTCATTCTCCTCATTGATCGAAGTTAATTTTTTAACATTCATTAATGATTATTTATAAAAATGCATTTTTTTGAAAAAAAAACAAGATTACTTATATTTTTTTAAATATTTATAAAATTGTAGGATTATCATCTGTTGGAGACTGGCCATCGTCTACAATTCCAAATGGAAGAATGTCTTCCTCTATTTTTCTTTCTCGCTCTTCTGACAACTTTTTTCGTACATCAGTGTCAGTGATTTCCTTAAAAAATGTCTGAGTTGTAGCCCAAGAAAATAAGATTATGCACATTACCAAGTCATCATGTGCACCCATATCTGCTTCATATGAATCTTTTTTTCTTATAAAAGTTGATAATTGATTGACTGTGTTATAATCATTAATTATAAGTTGTTCCTTTTCTATGATAGTTTTTGCGTTAACACAACCAATACGTTTCACTTGTTTTGTAGTTCGTACACCTTTTTGAGTGGTTGAATTAAATCCACCACCCATAATTTGACCTTTTCTTCCCTTGGTAGAGGTAAATATAACATTATCATACTCAAGATCATTATGAAGAATGTCTGCGGTTTGTTGACCATTGTCGTTGATTTCAACAAGAATATAAGCATCATTATACATTTTACACGCAGAATATATTACTTCTGGAAAATATAAAGGATCTATAAAAGAATTGTCATATGTTGCAACAATTTTGTACGGTACAGACGAAACATCAAATATAATAAATGCAGATGAATCTTCACCAGTACCGCGAGAAGTATCAACAATACAAAAATATGATTTTCTCTCTATTGGTTCTTCGTAAATATTGAACGAATCTTCATAAAGAACTTTTAGTGGATTAATAAAAGTAAGTGTTTTAAGTTTACTAGGTGCAACAAGAGTATCCGCAGAGCCTAAGAATTCAGCCTCAAACTCTTGCTTGAACTGATCTTCACTTGTATTTGCAATTGTTTTGCGGCGCCAAGTTTCATCTCGCCCTGGAACGTTCCACCAATCTACTGAAAAATTAATATATTCATTTCTATTTTCAATCGAATTAATCCATATCTTGTAAAACAAATCAAAACCATTTGGTGTTGAAGTAATTACAACTTTTGTACTGCTACCAGAAATAATAGTAGGATATACTGACTTAAAAAATTCATCTTGAATATTTCTTGGAACGAATGCAAACTCATCGAGATATAATAAGTTAATGGAATAGCCACGAATAGCACTTGATGCTGTAGAGGCAGCAATAATTTGACTGCCATTTTCAAGTTCAATATTAGTTTTATTCCATACAACTACGCCTTGTTGTAGCCACTTAGGAAGATTTTCAAATGCTCTTTGTGCTCGCGCGAGAATTTCACGAGCGGTGCTTAATTTATTTGCAAGTATTGCAACGGTATAACTATCGTTAAATAATACATGCCATAATATAACCGCGGCTGAAGTTGTAGTTTTGCCCGCTTGACGACATGTTTTTATAATAACAAATCGATTATCAACTATAATATTTGCCATTTTTTCTTGATAAGAATACATGTCAAAATTGATAAGTCCTTTATCAAGATTGATAATCTTTACATATTTTTTGATGAAATAATTAATATCCTGTGAACACCTAACAAACTCTTGAATAATATCAGGTGTCCATTCTATGGATATGTAAGCCCGTTTAAGTGTTGGATTAGCTAAGTATGAATCACTCATTAATTAAATACATTACTCCTGACATTTTTATATTTACTCATTATCTATTTGTATTGTGAACTTTAGGAATGCAGGATTTTAAAAAATATTTTATAATTTTGTATTGACTTTTGCAATAATTATAGGTATTATAGGCCTTGTGCCTATTTGATATAATATTATTTTACTTTGATTGTTTAATCAATCTATTTAATTCTGCTGTTGAACCGATGAATAAAGCATTTGATACATTTGTTGGTTGTCTAACTGAAGAATCCTCTTTAAGCTGTTTCATCTTTTTTTGTAATTCCAACAAATCTTTATTGGCATCAACGATTGTTTTCATTAGATTTGATAATACTTCATAAGCTCTTGGTGATTCAGATGTCATCGCTATACTTGACAAATCTTCAATTGATTTTTGTGCAGATTCAATAATCTGTTTTAGATTTTCTCTAGCATATCTATAATCTTCGTCTACTATATCATTTAATTCTGATTGTTTAAATTCTTGTACTCTTGATGCATCAATTATATCAGAAATTGGTGTCAAGTTTTCTGGAAGGTTAAATAATTCTTCCATATTTTTCTCTAAATTAGTTTTCATTTTATTACTCATTTATCTCATCAATATTTGTGTTAATAACAGTAGTAAATCCGTAATCATCATCACTACTAATCTGGTTAATACCAACAGACAAAGCGGAATTAGCTGATGGTGAATGCAATGGAGCTCCGTTTGCAAACATTGACGGAGTTATAGTCATTTTTTCACTTATTAAAGTATCTGAAGGCATATCAAGTCTAAAGTTAGTGATGGCTCTTTTTATAACTCCGGTACTGGTTACTGGTCCATAAAATTGAGCTTTCATATTAAAACTAAGTGTATAAATGAGTGCCCGTCTAATGTCAAAATCACCCTCATATGTATCTTCAATAGTTACGTCTTGTAATACGATTGGTGTATCAATTACAGTATTCATTTCTGGAATTAGACGAACATTCGTTGTAAATTCAGGACGAAAATATGGAAGTATTTGCTCAAGTATTTGCGCGCCATCATCTGCATTTCGTACAAATATGTAAAGCATAAAAACTATGTCATAAGGCACAGGGACAAATTGTGTCTTAAATTTGTTAAGATCATCAGAACTGCCAGCGTCAGCTTTAAGTGAAATTTCACGAATAGTAGATGATAGTTTTCTTGTAGGAGAATATAATAGTGAACTTATCTCAAATCCAATACGGGGAAGAGTGATTCCTATATTTTTTTCAAGTTTAGGATTTGATTTAAATCGTGCTAACCACTTTTCTTTAGGACCATAAGCAATGGGTACTGCTATTGATTGTATTTTTTCTTGATTCTTGTCCAAGCGCTGTATAACAATATCATTGAACAGATTTCCAAAAGCAATTACATATTTGCGAATAATACCATGGTAATATTGTTGCGCAAACATTTTAGTACCGATCTACTTCAGAAAATGGATTTATTTCGCTAAAATCTATAATTGCACTTGTACCAAATATAGGATCATTAGATTGAAAGTATTGATTATTAGCAACAGGATCAATATCCTCAATTATATATTCTTGCATCAATGAACCGCCGTCTTCAAGCTGTAGTAATGAATTATTTTCTTGAAGCATTTCGTATGCCAATATATCAAGAGTATTATTTGTTTGTATACTGTCAATGTCACTATCTCCAGTTGAAATGACTTCATTAGAATAATTAAATATTTCACAACGAAGATCGTATGTCTGAAGTCTTCCCATTTGATAAAATACTGCTTCGTGTTCTACGAATTTTATTTCAAAAAGTGTATTTGATAACGGTTCGTATACAAGATCGCCTTCCATAGGCCGTTCTGTGGTTATATTATAACCGTTAGCAGTAAGTTCAAGAACGATTGAATCAGTGTCCGCAGATGTTATTAATCTTTGACGCGAAGGCGTAGTAGTCGAAGCAGATTCTTGTAAATAATTATATCCCACTTCTGTTGTTAATTTTTCACTACGAGACTGCTCCCATCTTTTTTTTGCAACAGTAAATGTAACTTGATCGCGAATTTCTACATTAAACTTAGTAAGAAGATCGCCTTCACCAGCAAATCCTTCTACCTCTCGTAAATACATTTCAATGCTTATTGCATCATTAAATTGTGAGAGTGCATCTTCTCCAAAAAGAGGGTCATCTTTGACAAGAGTTCTTGGTAAGTATTTCATCTCAATACCGTGAACTTTTAATGCTTCAATGCAAAGATCCTCTACAAGGTCTTGTTCGCGAGTAAATGTATTGACATTAAAATACTTATTTAACATTACAAAGACTCCTTTACCCTATCATATCATTAACAGGTAATGAGTAACTAGAAATCATTTCTTCTTCAAGTTTGTCTATTGCAGCTTGCGCGTCATCAAGTATTTTAGTACCGTTAAACGATACGCCACCAGGCATTTGAATTCCTTCAAATTTTGATAAATTATTTCCCCATTGTTTTTTAATTAAAGCGGTTGCATATCTTGCAAGCCAACGATCACCCCACACATCCGTATACTCATCTGGATCTGTAACTTTATAAGCGTCTATAACAATATATTCGCCAGCAAGTACATCTGAAGTCCAATCCATATCGATATAAAGTCTATTTGTATGTCGATTAAATCGAATTTGTTTCTTACCTACAAATATCTCTCCAAGAGACTCAACATGCCTCATTGCAACAACGTAAGATACGTAAGAAGAGGAAGATATATCAAATAAATCATTTAACATAATTTGATAACGAATATTAAACAAGTTAGAAGACTGGATTGATGCACCAATGTCAAGTATTGAATTGATGCCTATGATGTCATTTGATAGCGTTACATATTCATTTGTTATATCTGAGCTTGTTAACTGATGTTTAACAAGCACTCTTTCGGTGCCATCAAAATGATAATCTTGATAATACTTAAGCGCTTCGTCAATATTATCTTCTACTTGTTCGTCATCGACGTTAATATCAATTACAGGATAACCAAGTTTCCGAAGGCAGTAATCTTTAAATTGTGCTCTACTGGCGGGTATAGACATTTAATGGAACTCCAATCATTTTTAAACTATTTATAATGACTGAGTCTCAGGCCTTTACGAGCAAGATTTCTTATCTACAATTATACAAAAGCTGGTCCTGTAAACCAATTTACTAAAGAATATCTAATTCCACTAGTAACTGGAGTTACTCTATGTAAAAGAAATGATGGAAATACAATAATACTACCCTTTTCTTTAAATGGAATTGAAGTATTTTGAAATTCGAAGTTGCCGCCTTCATATGTAGAGGGATCAGACAAAAACACGGAAAGAGATAATTTTCTCATTCTATCTCGGTGATCATCATCATCTGTATGAAATTCATAGAAATTATCAATGTCATATACTGTAAACTGTGGGTCTTGTTGATCTGTAATAATAAAATTCCATCCTGAATTTGTATTAGCTTTTTGCATGTACATTAATAAAATATGATGTACCCACGCATATTTTTGAGCATTAAAAAATACTACATTGGATTTTCTTTTGGAATAATCAATTATTCCAGGATTTTCTTCATCCCTCAGACCGCCAATTCTAGCTTCATTCAAGGTTTCTTTTTTTCCAAGATCAACAATTAAATCACATACATCACTTGGCAATTCACTTTTCCAAAACCAATAACTAGTTAATATTTTTTGCATATTATATCATAATCTCCATATATGAACACCTACACAATTTTTATACGATAAGTATGATGTTGTTTCAGTTAATTTCTTTCTTTGAAATACATACACTTTTGGTTTTGTTGACACTCGGTTTATTCCTATTGGTGTTTCTGGATCCAATAACAATCCATTTACAAGAAATATATAATCTTCAACACCTTTTTTTTCAAAGGTTATTATTTCATTATTAGATAAAAATTCTTTTCTATACCATATTTTATTATCCATAAGATGAATACAAATTATAGTTGAATTATCTTCATTAGAGGTAATTTTTATAGGTGATTTTAATTTTTGTTCATGATGAACAAAAAAAAGATTATCATCAGACTTTATTGAGTTTTCAATATTTTGTAAAGGCCCCATGGCAAATTGATTTGAATACATGTTATTACTAATTTTTTGATCATCTTTATCTGTCCATTTAAAATTCCAGGAACCAGAAGTACATATTACTATATGAGGATAATATTTATAACTCGAATAATAATTTGAATAGTAATCTTCAAGACTTTTAGGTGAGACATTGAATTCCTGGGCAATCGCGGCATTGTAATGAACAAAGAATGGAATTTTGA